CCCATTGGGGCGATCTTTCTTGTCCTGCCGGACCAGCCGTCCGCCGATGCCGAAAACCAGAAGGCCGATGGAGAGTGCCGTCACCATCCAGGTTGGAAAGTGCTGCTTCAGATCGTCAGGAATGCCCGCCCACGCGGCTTGTACAACGACGACGAGCGCCATGGCCTGCATCGAAAACCAGCGCCATGCGCTCTTGGCCTCGTCCACCAGCTTCATGGGATGCCCCTATGTCAGAGTGTGAGCAGCGTGCCGAGCAACAGGCCGAGCAGGAACGTGACGGGCAGAACCCACCACAGATGCCGCGCCGCCCAGGACAGGGCCTTGGTCAGCTCCATTTTCCCGGCACTGGAAAGCCCAGCCCAGATGCGCTTGGCTTCGGCAATGGCTTCATCTTCGAATGTCATGACAATTCCCCTTCGTGTGGATCTTCGATGACGAGTTCGGCGCCGTGCTTTACGATCGCTTCGGCAAGGATCGGATAGGCGCGCAAAAAGGCGGGCCAAGTATGCCCGCCCGGAATCATGAAACGGCCATCGGCCATGGCGATCTGGTCGCCCAGCAACACACAGCCTGCCGTGTCCGCCGTGGTATTGCCGCAATGGATCAAAATCCATTCGAAGCCGGGCACGGCCATAATGTGGATCATGCCGCGATAGCGTTCGCCGGCGCGCTCGATCCGGGGCTTGTAGCTCTTGTCGAACCGGGGCGATCCGTGAAAGCCGAGCCGGTAGGTCCCCGCCGGAATGCGGGTGCGGCCCGCGATTTTCGGCGCGTTAAATCCATCTTCCAGCGTGCTGGCGATCAACGCGTCGTTAAACCCGCGCAGCGTGCCGCGCGTGCTTCCATGTGCCTCTGCATCGCGCAGAAGCCTGAAGGTGTGCATGGTTGGTTGCCCTATGGCTGCAGCGCGAGGACCGGCAGCTCGACCTGCTCAATATCCTTTTGCCCATCAGAAAAACTGGCCGCGAAGGAGAGGACATAGCGGCATGGCGCAACGCCGCCCGCCTTCACCATGGCGGCAATTTTGGTATCGGTATGATCGACGGAACCGAGCAGGCTGTCTTTCCCCGCATCGGTCACAATGCTGTCGGGATGGATGCCGATCGTCACAGCGCCTTCCGTGACGGTGACCCCCGCCGGCAGCTCATCAACCCAATCGACACTGACCAGCCACACTTCATCGATCAGCTTGACCGAAAATCGCTTCATTTTTCCAATCCTTCGCGGCCCAGCGCGCCAACGCGTGGACGCCTTCACCGATTTGACTTTGTGCGTTGCCAACACGGCCTTGCGGCGATGCGATGCGGACAGCGTGATCGCATCCTCGATCGGCATCGGCACTGGGGCGCCGATCAGTGTGACACCCGCCAAGGTGCGCGCAAACGCTCGAACGAAACCGGACAGGGCGGCAAACGGTACCCATACGCTCTGTCCGCGCGAACGGGCCGACGTTCGCGCCGTGAGCGCCAGCAGTGCCCTCATTGACGCCGCAACGCCCGACACGGCCATGCCGCTTGCCGATAATGCCAGCGAAATGGAAGCGGATGTCGATGATGCGATCGATGCAACCGCGCGGGCTGAGAGCGATGCCGCGCCGCCGATCAGGCCAGCGCTGCGCGCGGCGCCTTTCGCCTGTCCAGAGATCGCGACCGAAGCGGACGTCGTCGCGCGAAAAGACGTGCGAGCCATTGCCCGGGCACTCAGTGCGCCCGGGCCCGTTATGATCCCGCGCGCTGCTGTCAGTGCTCGACCAACAGCGAACAGCGCAACGTGCCCAACGCTCACCGCCCAGCCCATTCCGACCGCGCGCGCCAGGGTCTGCAGCGCGACGGCCAACGAGGGCGCGGATTCACCACGTCCAGAGATCGTCATCCGTCCGGCGAGATCGGTGCGCAAACTGTGGTATGCACGCGCCGTCGACCGCCCTGCCCCGCGCCCAGCAATGCTCGTGGACAGCCCCGGCGCCGGACGCACCACAAAACCAGCGCGGCCTCGCGCCCCAATCGCCGCCGAATAGCCAGCGCCCGGCCGCACCCCTACTGCAATGCGTTTGCGCGCAGAAAGACCCGTTGCGAGGGTGCTTGCGCCGCTGCTAACGGCTCGCGTGCCCAGCCGGGCTTCCAGCGCAAGTCCGTCACCACCGCCATCGCTCGCGTCAGGTGCAGCCGCAATCGCGGCTTCACTGATTGCCCCAAAGCCGAGGCTCATGCGCCTGCGTCATTCGCGGGCCATCCCGCGGTCACGTCATAGGCATCGCAGGTGCTGATCGTCGTCAAGGCTGCAATCGCATCCTTATGCGCGCGATTGGTGAAGATCATGGCGGTGTAATAATCACCGGCATTGAGCCCGAACGCGATCACCTCCGCCGCCGTCATCGGCACATGCGAATTGTCCGATGCGATCCAATAAAAATCCCCGGACCAGGCATCCGGCGCAACCATCGCCATGGTCGCTGCCGCGTTGATATTGGCCCGGCTCGCATCGTCGATCTGATAGTTGTGACCCGCATAATTGCGTCCGGCTACGATCAGAGCAGCGAAATGCCCTTCGAGACGTTGAGCCGCCTCCGCCCGCGCATCGTCGATAGTACGGGTATCGCTTACAGAAATGGTTCCATCGAGATTGTGAGTGGTGATGCGCGAGCCCATCAGAACGAAACCTCCACACCATAAAAGGGCATTCCGTTGTTGGCTGGCGCCAAGCTGCCGGCGTAGCTGTAGAAGGGGTCGGGAAGTGCTGGCGGAAATTTCAGAGCCCAGCCGAAAATTTGTCCGGTATCGGTTGTGTTCGTGATGCCATAAAGCGTCTTTGACGCCAGCGTGGTTTGACCGTTGAAGCCGCGCATGACCGGCGAGCCAGACGTAAATCTGCATCCCGGCCAATAAAGGCCGGGCGGTTGCGGCGAAGGCATATTGAGCCAGGCCGAGGCATTATCCCCGGTGACGCCCGTGGAATCCGCCGGGATACCGGTCTGGCTGGCCAGTAGCCGGTTAGGCATCGCATTCACGGGCGAGGTATCGTAGAGGCCGATATCCATCGTCACGCCAGTGGTACCGCTCAAGGTCACGAAATTCACGTGCAGCTTAACTTTCGTGAACCACTGCCGGATCCACACGCCGGGAAGGTTGAGGGCGTCCTGACCGGGATTTGTGCTGGATGAAACGCTCGATCCCTCCAGCCAGGAATTGGTGTACATGCGTCCGGCCGGAAGCCCCCAATCCATAGCACGAACATGCGCCGCGGGATCGGTCAGAAACACCGTCACCGTGCCGGAAAACGCCGCTACCTGCGCCCCCGCGTTCGATGATGCAATCGGCGCCGCTGCCCGTGCCAGCGTCTTTGCCGCAGCGGTGTAGACGCCGCACGACACTTCCCAATTGCCACTGGCGTCCTGCACCACGTACACACAGACATTGCCATCGCCCACCGCGGACCCGAACGATTGAAACCCGCTCGGTGCTGCACCGGCCAGCGTGATCAGCGCTGCGCTTTGCGCGCTCGATGTGTCTTTGACACGATCCGCATAAATTGAAGGCATATCAGGCGGCCGACAGCACCAACGCGCCCGGCGTGCCACCCGCAAAGCTGGCCACAACGCCCGACGAAATGACCTGTGCAGCCACTTTCCGAACCATGCCGCTGCCCGTACCGCTGGTATTGACCGCGGTTGCGCCGCTCTTGACCGTGAAGCTGTCCGCTACTGGCGATACGACATCCAGAAGCCCGGTCAGATTACCTTGGGAGACGGCCGGGGCTGTGCCGCCAAACTCGGTGGAGTAGACAACCTTGTCGCCAGCGCCGTACCCGTGCCCTTTGGCCGTGATCACGCCGGGGGAAGCCGCCGAAATCGTGGCCGGCAACCAGGGATAATTGCCAAGATAATCCCACATCAGGAGATTACCGCCCGTCGCCGCGTCATAAATGCCAAGCGCAATCACCGTGCCCCAATCCGCCGTCGGCTTCGGGAATGTCATCGCATTCGCATTCGAATTGGAGGATGGCGAAGATCCGGCAGCGGCGTTCCAGTCCGCGCCGGCGGTCGCCACGCGGGCATAGGACCCGCCCGCGACTTCGGTGAAACCAGTGCCGTCATCCGCGCCGACCGCGGTGAATAGGGCAATATAGCCTGTGGGCAGGGCCCCCATGGCCGTCTTGCCGACGATGTGATCAAGCACTTTCTTGGCGGTGTAGTCCGAAAAGCCGGTCATCGGTTGCTCCTTCAACAACAAAAAAGCCCGCACGAAGGCCGGGCAGAATGATCTAAGTGTCTGAATTCAGCCCCACGTCAGCGCCTGCACGGCACTGGGCGTGGCGGCCGCTTCCACCTCTGTCATCAGGGTGGCCAGATGTTCGCGCGCGGCATCCTTCGCGGTCTGGAAATCTTGCAGCGCGACCAATGCCTGCGCCGCCGTGTGATCCAGCAGCGCCCAGGTTCCCGCGCCGTCCTGACACCAGAGTTTTCCGCCGGCCAGCACAGCCTGCGCCAGATTGCTCTGGTCGATATCGCTGGTCGGATAAAGATGGGCCGACCCCAACGCCGCCGAACTCACACCAGCTCGCACGGCGGCGTCACACGCCGCATAGAGTTCCGTGGTTTTGAGCCGCTTCGCGGTTTCGAGATCGGGCCCCGCATTGACCAGCGCGCCATCTTCCACCCGAAAGAGATAAAGGTCCTGCAACAGGCCCGCGACCTGAAGCACATCCTCGCTCGCGTCCGTCACCTGACCGGCAAGGTCATCTTCCGGGCACACACCGGCGCGCAACACGCGGCCGCTGGACTTGTCGTAAACTGCGAAGGGCGTGTTCGTCACCGTTTCAGCTCCGTCACCGTCATTAACAGGCTGTTCGACGTGCAGGTCGCATCGTCCGAAACCGCCGTCACGGTATAGGTCACGGCATGCGCCACACTTTCCGTATCCACGATTGTCAGCGCGATCGGCTGATAGACCGTGACGCCGGACCCGCCCGCCTTCACCGTACCCATGATGTTCACCGTGGCGCCGTCGATCCGCTTGATGGTGTAGGTCACCACCGGCGAGTGCCCGCCCTGACGGGTGAAATTGTCCGTGATCTGGATCAGGACTTTGGTATCGCCCTTGGCAGTATAACTGCCGTTCAGCAGCGTGGTTTCCACCGTGCCGATGGTCTTTGGCGCCGAAACAAAGATCGCGGTATTGGTGACGTTGTTGTTCTGGATGTGGTCGGTAATCACCACGTTGTTGGCGATCACGTTGGTGGCGTTAACGGTGCCAGCGTCGAGTGTGCCGCCAAAACTGCCCGTCTTGAAGATCACACTCGAATTCGTCAGGTCGACAACCGTCTTGCCGTCGGCGCTGCGCAACACCCCCAGCGTCAGCGTGCCCATATCGGCTGTGATCGACTGTAGCGAGACAACCGACATCTTCTGCGCAATCACCGAACCATCGACAATCAGTTCGGCACCCGATGCGCGCATGAGGCGCGGATTAGCCAACACCACCGCGCCACCATTTGTGATCGCGTTCGACCAGAAGGCTGCACAGCGAAACGAAACAAAGGCCGCGGTGGCGGGCGCCGCAACGATCTGGTCCACATGCAGGGTCAGGTTCGCTGGCGCCGGAACACTACGAAAATCCTGACTGCCGACTGCGCAGAAGCTGTTCGTAATCGCCGCCTTGTCCTTGTCGTACCAGACGAGCCAGACTTCCGGCACACACGTCGCACCGGCAAGCGCAACGATATCGAGCGCAACCCGGTAATTTCTTCCCGGTTCTACGGGAATGAACAGCGAGCCATTGTGACCCACCACCTGACTTCCCGACGCCGAACCGTTCACCGGATATCCGTTGCCGTCGCAATAGACACCCTTGGTGGCGTGCATCGTGCCAAGCGCCCAATGCGTTGTGGTGTACGTCACGCCGGGGTTGAAGATGCCCCAATAATCGAGATCGCTGAAATCGGTGTTCAGCAGCATATTGCTGGTGTCACCGAGATAGAGCTTCGACCCGGTTGCGGCACCGAACTTCAGTTCCCGGGTGCCGACAGCTTGGGCCGCGATGGCGCCAGCTTCGACGCTGTCTGCACCCATATTCCGCGCATGCACGCCGCCATCGATGATCAGGTCGGAATCGGCCGCGCGATTACACTGCGGATTGACGTAGAAGGCTGTCCCGTTTGAATTGGCATTGTTGATCCAATCCAGCCCGAGCGAAAACGTGCCGAAAACGACGTCCGGTGGAGCGGTAACGATACCCGTTATTGTCCCGATGGTATCTGCCGCAGGGGGTGACGCCTGATAATTTGCGGCCGCGGTTGCAACATTGGAAAAACTGACGACGTTTCCATCCTTGTCCCGCCACGCCACGTAACAGAACACGGCGCCATTGAAACCGGCGGTTACCAGATATTTGCAGCCCAGGCGCCAGCTTTTTCCGGGTTCCGCGGGGAAACTGATATTGGGTGCGATGCCCCGATTGGGCTCTGCAAATGTCCCTTGCGCGACAATCTTTCCGGCCGCATCGACACCCAGTGCCGCCAGTTGCGCCGCGGTGGTGTCGATGAAGGTGTAGATGCCGTTGACGGCCCAATAACCCGGGTCCCTGAACAAGGGATCGGCCACCATGTTGGTGGTGTCGCCGATGTAAACCTTCGACGGCAGCACCGAATAACTGCTGATGTCGGCGCCATCGATCGCGTTCGTCCACGCCGTGCCATTCCAGCGGTAGAGCTTGTTATCGGTCGACAGCAGAACGATATCGGTGCCGCTATCGTTCGGCACCGGCAATGCGGCGACCTTCAACGGCGGATTGATACCGGCGGCGAGCTTGGTCAGATCGACGCTGGAATCCGTCAGGCTTGTGCCATCCAGCGCCCGGGTCCAGCCGCTTGCACCATAACGATAAAGCTCGCCATCGGTATCCAGAACGAAGATATCGCCGAGCGTACCAGTTGCTGGCAGTGCCGGCCCGCGGCCAGGCAAGGCATTCGTGGCCGGGATCAGACCCGTAATGTCGGACCCGATCAGGCCCGTGACATTCGCGGTCGTGACTGGCAACCAGTCGGACGAGGTGGTTTCGCGTGGCGAGCGCGGGCGATAGCGACCCCGCGCCTCATAGTCGGTGCTCGGCAGAATGGATTCGGAGATATCGAGAAGTCCGACATTCCAATAATCCGTTACACCGCTGAGAACGATCGCCGCTGTCGATGCCAGCCGGACCTGATAGAACACGCCGTTGACGTCATCGACGTCCGCGTCCCACTGCAAACGGATTGCTGCCCGGCTGCGGCCGTTGTCGCCGGGGATCGCGACGGCTGAGACCTGCCAGCCTGCAATCGCCTGCGCCGGCGGCGGCACCAACAGAAGCGGCCCGTTCGAGACCGGTTTGTAATCCGTCGCCGGGTTCCAGTCGTAATCGCCCGGATCAACTTCGACGAGGACAAGGCCGACATCGAGATTGTCCTGATCCGTGCCGGTATCGACGCGAAAGCTCTTGGCGTCATAACCGTTGGTGGCGCTGGTCCAGGCGACGATATCGCCTGGTTCAAGCATCCAGAACGCGGGCGGGGCGACCGCCGTATGCTTGCGGAATTTGCGGCCCTCTTTGACCGCAGAGCGCATCAACCGCTGCACCTGCTCCGCATAGGGCACAAGTGTGTATTGCACCGAAGCGAGCAGTTCGCGCCCGCCATCCTCTTCTTCCAGCGTGGGATCGATATAGGCGGGTGCATCCTTCGCCGCCCAACCTTCTTCCGGTTCGGGATAGGTGGCCGAACACCCGTTCACCAGCTCGCCCAGCGACGGAAACATGTCGAAGCTTTTGGCTTCGGTAATCAGCAGATCGTCATCGGTGAAGGCAAAGACCGCCGCACCCGCCGCGCCCGCATACGCCTTGTAGATGCCACCGATTTCCGCGATGCGGCCATTGCAGGCCATATCAAATGCGTCGATCAGATCGGCCGGTGTCATGTTGACCGGCACTTCGGCGCCGCAGCGGTATTGCGGCTCCTGATCGCCAGCGCTGTTGTCGACCAGCAGATCGCATTCATTCATGGCGGCGAACCATGAATCGGTCGGCAATCGCGACGGGGTCATGCTCTGCAGTCCGTAGAGCCACTTCCCGTCAAACGAGATGCCGCGCAGCACGTTGTACTCAATCACCTTGGGATTGAGCGTGAATTCCCATGTGGACGGATCATCGAAGCGATGTGTGCCGCTGCCGCCGGCGGTGCTGTCTTTCCGCGGGTCGTAAAACTTGGCGCCGTCACCCGCGAACTTGAAGCGTGGAAAGCCGCTGAACAGATCGCTGTTCAGCCGCGCCGTCATAATGACGTAAGCGACACCCTTGCCGATCCGGCCGGACGAATAGGGATAATTCAGGTCGCCGCCGAACTGGCTGGTCAGCCACGGATCGGCAGCCGTCTGCGTCCCGTCGCAAAACTTCGCCCAGAGATAGTCCTTGCCATCCTTGCTGAATTCGGAAATCGGCGTGCCATAGCTGGTCGCCGTTCCGCCGCCCGGCCAGGTAACCAGAACATCGTTCACCCAGATCTGCCGCAGCGCCGTGATCGGCAAATCCGACAAGGATATGACCATGGTCAGATAGGCATTCGGGGTTTTGCCGTCCTGCCCCCACGTGTTGACGTAGACAAGCGAACCGGCCGTCGCCGAATAGCCGACCAGGAACGATCGCGGCAGGTCGCCGCCAAGCTGAATCGTACCCTTGATGCCGAGCTGTTGGGCCGCACTATCCGGCTTCCCGGAAATCGCCTTGGCGATATAAGAGAGCCCGATCGAGGCGAGCGTGCTCAGGGCAAACGTCAATACGCCCTGGATGATCGCGAAGGCGGTCGCGCCGACCGTCGTCGCCGTAATCGAAACGGCCGCCAGTATCGCGGTCGAGATCGGATCGGCATGGGCCTGCGCCGGCAGCGCCAGCACCATCAATGCGGCGACGAACAACAATCTCAGGGTGCGCATCAGCCGACCCGGAAGGCCTTTGCGATCTGGGCCAGCGGCACGGTACCGAACCCATCCGGACCCAGAAAACCAGCCCGTTCACCCATCACCACGCCCAGCGCCCAGCCTGTGACCGCACCCGGCATGACCGCGATATCGCCCTTCTGCGCCAGGCTGGGGTGCACCTCGGTCAGATGGTCCGCGACGAGCGCCAGAAGATCGCTGGCGCCCATCGTCTTCAGCGTTTTCATCGCGCCGGCGGCGGTCGAATAGGTGCCGCGGTACGACGCAGCCAGATCGACGCCGGTCTGGGCGAAGACGCAATCGGCCGCGAACAGGGCACAGTCGTGTTCGCCCCATGCGAAGGATTTGCGATGCGCGGCCGCAACCGCCGCCTGAAGGCGGGCGCGCCAACCCGGAAGCCGTTTCATCAGTAGTAGAAATTCCGCGGCGGTACGACGACGGTTTGTGACGGTGCGGCGCGTTCCTGCCCCCAGAACACCTGCCACGACCCGACGACGCCAGCATCCTTGTAAAACAGGTCGTTGGCCGCCCGGCGCTTCTGGCTTTCGTTGCTGCGCTTTTCTGTGCTCGCCCGTGTCAACTCTCTGGTATGACTTGCGATCGTCAGCGTGACCGAACCGGTCGGCATGCCTTTGCCGTCCAGCGGGATCGGCGGATCGTTGATCACGCATTTGTCGACGAAGCCGACGAAACGCGACGTGGCCGCGGCGACCAGATTGCGGCTTTCGGGATCGAACAGTCCGCGCCAGATCTGGGCCGTTCCATTTTTCACATCATAGCCGCGGACGAGATTGATGACTGTCGCGCTGATATTGCTCAGCGCCACCTTCAGCATGCGCACATCCACGCCCATCGTTAGCGGCACGTTGTCGACACTGACCAGCGTGCCGGAACCCGTGAACGTGTAGACGACCGTGGTGCCGGTTTCGACGTCGGTAACCGGCGCATCCACAACGCCCACGTCGTTCCACAGATTGAGATATTCCGGCACTCCGGTGCTTCGGTTCTTGCCGCCGACCCGGAAGAAATTGCGCCCAACCAGCCTGCCCGACTGCAGTGCGGCGCGCGTGGCAGAATCCAATGAACGCATCAGAGCACCTGAATGGCTTCGAAGGAGATACGGCTGCGCAAGACATCGCTGCTTGCGATGCTCACCGAGCCCGGCACCATGCGCATGACGGCCGCCGGTTTGATCAGCGTCACCGTCGTCAACAGGGCTGCGCCGGGGCGGATATTCGGGAACACCTCGAATTCCACCGTGTAGCCGCTGGAATTGGCTGTCGTATCCTCCAGCACCTGGTGCAATGCCCGCGACGGGCCGGTGCCATAGTCGAAGGCGAGGAAATCGCCTTCGGTCAGTTGATAGCCGTTGGGCAAGCCGGTGAGCGATAGCGCACGATTGTTCGCGTTCAGCGATTTGATCCGGACGAGGCTTGCGCCCAGCACCGCGCCGTCAAGGTCCGCCTGCGGACCCGCCGCGATCGGGTTCCAGACATAAAAGGTGTCGAGCGACCCGCGCAGCGAGTTGATCGAGGCCTGCGCTTTCAGCGCCTTGGCGTGCAGAATGTCATCGGACTCGATCTTGCAGGACCACAGCTCCGGCCCCAGATCCTTGACGATGATCTGACCGGCCTGGGTGCCGCTGAACGATTGCAGGTATATCGGGAAGAAAGATGCCGATTTCACGTACATCTTTTCCATCATCGATGTGCGCGGGAATGTGATGGCCATTGCTACATCGACCGCAGGCGCGGGTCGCCGTTCAGCCGCGCGACCAGAAGCGGCAACACCTGGCGGTCATGTTCCTGCTGGGCCACCGCGATGGCGCTGTGCATTTGCTGCATCAGCTCCTTGTCCGTGGTGCCGGTGACATGAATCTCGAAGCTGGTTTTGATCTGGATCGGCCCACTTGTCCCCGCCTGGCCATACTTACGGGTCTCGTTGAGGTTCAGAACCCGCTCGCCCCGCTTCAGAATGGCGGGGACTTCGTCGCCCGCGATGCCGCCGCTGTGCAGGCGCGGAGCGTTGTCGAACAGGCTTCGCGGCACGCGGCGCGTGCGGCTTGAATAACCCGCAATCGCGCCGTCATGCGCGACATTCGCCACAACTGTGCCTGCATCCGCATAACTGCCACCGCCGCCGCCACCGAAAATTGAACCGAACACCGATCCGAGCAGTTTCCCGAACAGTCCATCACCCAGAGTCGGATTGTTCTGACCGAACAGCAGATTTTTCAGCGGATTGAGCGCGCCAAGCTTCAAGATCTCGCTGTCGATATCTTTCAATGCACTGACTGCAACGTCGGCAAACGACTTCCAATCATACTTTCCGGCGTCGATAAAGTTGGAGAAATCGCTCGCGATATTGTCGAACATCCCTTCCAATTCGCCGCGGTCGGCATTGGCAAGGTCGATCTGTTGTTTGAGGAATTCGGCCTTGGCTGCGTTTTCGACCAGCTTCCGGCCTTCATCGCTCTCAAGGCTGATATTGGCCGCGAGAAGCCGCTGTTTTTCGCGCAGCACCGCCAGTTCGACCTGGCGGGAAACGGAATTGTTGGTCTGTATCTCCAGCTCTTGCCGCAGAGAATCGAGCTCGCGATTGCTGGATTCCAGCTCGGTCAGTGCGCGGGAGCGGCGGGTTTCGTCATTGTCCCGCACGCGGGCCGCGGTCAGAACGGCAATAATGCGCGCCAGTTCGGACTTTGCCTCGCCCTCGGCCAGATCGTGCGCGATGCGCAGCGGCGCCAGCGCATTCTCGATGCGCAGCTGATCCGCGGCCTGTTCGGTGGTGATGCTTCCGGCGGCGATCTGGTCGTTCAGGTTCTTGCGGGCGGAAGTCTCATCGCGGAGTTGGGCCACCTGCTTTGCGCCGTTGAGCGCCGCCTTGCCGATCTGCGCGTCGAGCGCCTGGGCATTTTCAAGCGACTGCTCTTCTGCTCTCAACCCGGCGGCGCTGCCCTGCAGATAGGCTTCCGCGATGGCCAGATTGGCGCGCAAGGCATCGGTGTGCTTTTCAATGGATTTGGCGGCCTGGGCATAGGCCAGCGCACCGGCTTGCTGGATGCGCACATTGGCTTCTGCGGCGGTGATGACTTTGCCGCGCAATTGCAGCTCTTCGCGCTGCTCTGCGATCGCCCGCTTCTGTTCCGGCGTTTTGGCGGCCAGCGCCGCGATTTCAAGCTGATGCAGCTTATTCGCCCTGGTGGCGGGATCGATGTAAGTGTCGACGGCACGATTGTAGGCGTCCTGCGCCGTCTTCGCATCGGTTAGTGAGACTCCAACCTTCTTAAGCGCCGCCGCGCTTGAAACGAGATCGTCGATATTCTTCTGCGCCGCTTTCAGCTTGTCATAATCGCCGAAACCTTCGATGGCGCTGCGAACCAGCGGGCCTGCCGCTTTGGACAGCGTGACGGCGGCGGCATCCGCTGCGGCCGCTTTGGCCTTCTGCGTGGTTTCGGCAATCTTGGCATTGACGCGATCGAGATCGGCCTCAATGTCGGAAATCGCACGGGGCGCAATGGATACCGGTCCCGATTCCGTCACCACTGTCTTGCCGATACCCGCCCTGGCATTCTTCAGTTCGGCTTCCAGCGATGCTTTCTGCAGCGTCAGGGCCGGTGACGATCCGAATTTGGACAGATTCTCGACCGCGCCCGAGACCTGATCCTTCACCCATTTCCAGGCATCGCCGTACCACGTGGTCTGGTCGGTCGCTTCCTTCAGGGTTTTGATCAGCGCTTCCTGCAGGATTTGTTGCGCCTTCGCGATATCGTTCGCCTCGACATTGCGCGTGATCAGTTGTGCGGTCTTGTCGTCGAGCCCGCCCAGGCTGGCCAGCAGCTTTTCGCCGCTCTTCGCCGGGTCTGCGAACGCTTTGGAAAGGGCGTCGCGCGCCTGATCCATATTCGCGCCGGTCTTATCGGCAAATTCCTTGGTCAGCGAGATCAGGCTACGCAGGCTTTCCTCACCCACCGTGCCGGTGCGGGCAAAGGCGGTCTCGATCCCGCGCGCAACATTGACAGAGATGCTGTCCGCCTTTGCCGCACTTTCCGCGATCGCGTCGAACTGTTCCCGCGTCAGGCCGGATGCGCGACCCAGAAACTCCGTCGCTTCGCCGAATTCCTTGGCCGCTTCGGATGCACGGCTGAACGCCGCGACTGCGACACCGCCGAAGCCCGCCGCGGCGACCGTGGCGAGGCCGAGCGGGGAAATCAGGAACGACCCGATCATGCCGCCCACGGCCTTCAGCGCGCCTACGACGCCGACCTGCTCGCTGGCAAAGACCTGATAAATTTGGCCGCCCTGCTGTGCCAGGATGCGCAGCGGCGCCTGACCCATGGCCAGACCGCTGATCACATCGTTCATCTGGAAACCGAGGTTCCGCAAGGCGTACGCCGAAACCTGTGCCTTCCCACCCACGGCACCCAGAGCCTTTGCGGTCGCGTCGAACCGCTGCCGCGCCAACGCATGTGCTGCCGCCTGTTCGTCGACTGTGATGACGCCCTGTCTGAACAGCTGGTTGGCGTCGGCGACTTCGGCGTTCAGCCGTTTTTGCGCGACACCAAGCGGATCGATTTGCGCCCGCAACAGGGCCGCGCGCTGCGCCATCCCGGCATAGGCGCTGTTAAACGCCGCGGCGGAAGCCTGTGCTGAACCGGCACCACTCGCCGGATTGACACCCAGAACTTCATTGAACTTGGTCTGGTTCGCGGCCGCAACCTGCTGGCTGCGGACTTTCTGGACCAGATCGTCGTACTTGGATTTCTGACGCTCGATCGCCGCCGTTGCCTGGTCGATGGACTTGCCGAGCTTGCCAAACGCGGCATCGCCGCTGGTCTCGATGTCTTTCAGGTCGCGCTGGACTTCGGCCTTCCCATCCATGCGGATGGTGATGGCCATATTGCGATTAGCCATGACGGCGCGTGTTCACGTGTTCAAGCTGTTGTGGCCGCGAACCATGATTGCCTCGATCTCGGGCAGAAGATCGAGAAACAGATGATTGGCCGCGTCCATACTTTCGGCGAATGCGATCGCTGCCGCGAAGTCCAGTCCGTGTGCGAGACTGATCAGCTTCACCGTACCGTCCGCGCACGCAATCGCAACCGTGTTGCAGCGAAGCTGTCCGGAAAGATTCTCGATCGCTGCCCACGCGGCAATGCCGTCCGCCGTCTGCGGCCGGTTTACGACGTACGCGCATTCTTCGCAGCGCGACGGGCACGCTTTGCAATAGTCCTGGCCGCCGTTTTTGCCCTTGAAGTGCCACGCTGCAAGGGCGCGGATACGTTTTTTTCCGCGAGCTCTTCGAGCGCCGGTTCGACATAAAGTTTCTGCACCGCGTCAAACACTCGCCAATTTGCCATATACTCGGCAATGACATCCGGCGTCGCGGCGATCTTGTCGCCGTTTTCGTCGCCCACCCCTTCCCAATCCACAATGCCGTGTTGAGCAAGAGTCACGCAAAACCGAACACGACCTGCGGCGTCCGCCAGCGCATCAGGGATTGGCTCACCGTCAAAGGTTGGCATCATATCGATCATGGTTCGCGCGGCGGACTCCCGTGCGACCAGGATCATCGCCATGGTCACTGGTTTGAACTGTGTTTTCTGGCCCGGCAGAATTTCGAGCCAGAACGGCTCGGCAGAGGACGTTTTGAGCTTAAGCATGGAACCTCAGTAGGAAGGTTTGTCGTTGATCAGGGTGGCGGTGCAGGTCTTTGCCAGCACCGGATGCTTCGCGGCCTGCCAGTCGAAGCTCGCCTGAATGCCACCCGGCCCTGTGACCGGCGTCTTCGGCTTGGGCAGGAAGGCATAGTGGGTCACGATTCGCAGCTTCTTTGCGGATGTGATCGCCCATTCGTGCACGAATTCGACCGGTGTGTTGTTGACCGCGAGATCGATGAAGGTCGTATCCGCGAAGCGCATGTCGTTCTTGCCGGTGACGGCGATGACACCCGGATCGACACCGGCGATGCGGCCGTCAGGCCGGATGACCCGAACGGGATCGAGACCGTTGGCATAGTTGTAAGTGCCACCGGTCAGGTTCGCGAGCGGCACACCATCACGTGAAACCTGTGCGCTGAAATTGGTGAAGCGTTCGAGCACAAGCTCTGTCGGCGTACCGGCCGAAGATGTTTTCGCCTTCTTTTCTCCTTGCGCAATCAGGCTGATCGTGGCGTTCAGATTGCCGGATGTTTCAAGCTGGATTGCCAGCTTGTCCGCCGCGACACCGAAATTCATGCCATAGCTCGGCACATCCAGAACGCCGACCTCGACCGCCGCGGACGGCAACGTCAACCCGCCGGAGGTGAAGACGTGATTGTAAGGGCCGGTCGCGCTGCCGCCGGAAAGGGTGGCGCCTGATACCGTGGCATTCGAGCCGACATCCGCCGCCAATGTCACGCTGTTTCCGCCAACGCCGATCGTGTCGGACACGATATCGATGGTCTTGCCATCAACATTGAGCGAATAGGACTGGGATTTGAGCGCCGCCGTGGTGCTGGCATTGAGCGCAATGACCGCATTTGCCAGCGTCTCCGCCAGCGTGGCACCGATCAGGCATTCGTCCGCGCCCGGGGTGGCGGACTTGAAGGTAAGGTCAGCACCGCCGATTGTGATAGCCATGGCAGTGGCCGGCTGATCGGAGAATTCGATGCTTCCGATTGCGGCCGTCCCTTGGGTCGAGGTCGGCGCACCGAACAGCAGTTTCAGCCAGAAGCCGAAATAGCGCAGGTCCAGCGGGACGACGAGATCGCCATTGTTGGTGATGACGTCCAGCGATGGCGGCAGCGGTTCGCGGCCCTGACCGAGAAGATTGCTCGCGACCAGCGGTTGCTCGTCGCCCAGCCCTTCCGAAACGAACGGCATCTGCACATAGCCTGCGCCAGGCGGTGTGCCGTAAGTGCTTTCGAAGGCGAATGCCAATTTGGTATTCGCGCCGGTGCCACGCCCCATAGCGTCACTCCTATTGTGAGAGGTTCAGGAAAGTGCGGAGAGATTCCGCGTGAAAATCGGTTCGACCTGCCCCACCCAATGCCTGGCGGCGGCATCGACATCGAAGCGCTTCGGCAACTTCGCGGTGGGCGTCAGAATGAACATCGCCACCCGGACAGCGCGTTTGAACGCCTTGCCGGTGCGGTAATAGCGGCCCAGTTGCTTGGGCGTGGCGCGCCGGAAGGTCGGCATCGGCTGGCCGAGAATCGTTGGCGCGAAACCGCCAACCGCATCGATATAGGCGATCAGCCGTCCGTTTTTCGCGGTCAGGAATTTGAGGTCCTGATTGAAATAGGTCTCAACTTCGGCCGGCGTCATACGATGGGTGCCGCCGCGGACACCCGGTCCTGCCGTGGCACGCGGCACGTTTTCGGTCGGGATCGCCAGATAGCGCTGCCCGTTCACAGGCCGGATGGCCACGCCGCGATCGAACGCGTCAATGATTTCGGGCGCCTTCGAAAACACGAAGGCGGCCGGCGCGATGCTTTCGCCGGAGACGGGATAACGCCGCCCCCGCCAGGTATTGGCGAGCTTGGTACCCATGCCAGCCTTAAGCACCTGGTCCCGCAGCTCGCCCTTCAGGCCGACCGTCACCACGTCCATGGTCCGGGTGGAGGCTTTGGCGATGTCGCCTTCCACGGACTTCGTGACGCCAGCCCATTTTGCGGTGCTGACTTTGAACCCCGTTGCCACGGTTCAGCCCGCCGCACTGACGGTGGTGTAGGACAGCTGCACCGCCACAGTGATGGAGCGTTCGGTTTCTGCGTCATCGATCGGATAATCGTGGATCTCGGGCGCCGACATGAGCCGGGCATCGTCGACAGCGCCGCCCAATCTGCGATCCGCCGCAAGCTCCGGTTCGAGCCGAGCGAGAAGGCCTTCCGTCACGGCCACGCGGTCCGGCCCACTCGCCGCAATCTCGATCGCCACCTGATGTTCCCAGCAGAACGCAAGGGGTGAAAGGATGTATTCGGCCTCGCCCGGGTCGCCATCGCTCATCACCACGATCCCTTCGCGGCTGGCCTCCACCGGCGATTCCGGATTGCGAATGAAAATATCCTCGCCCACCGCGCGCCGGATCAGGGCTTCCAGAGCCTTCAGCGCCGCCACCCGCGATTGCACGGACGTCATGACGCGGCGACCTCAATTCGCCAGGTCAACCGCATCGGATCGTTGGCGGAAAAATTCAGCACACGGAATTCCGCGCCGCCGACGGGGATTTCGATCATGTCATCCTTCGACGGCTGTGCCACATCGGCGGATTTGACGATCAGCCACCGCTTGCGGTCCCGCACCCGCGCGGTGGCGAGTTGCTGCTCAATATCGGGATTGGCGAAAGCCGCCCGGCACGGCACCGGCGCGCCCATCAGCGGCCGGTAAACCACATCGATCCCAAGGTTTGGATCGGACAGCAAGACGTCGAGCAGCGCGGAAAACGACATTCAGGCTTTCGCGGCCAGCGCGCGGGCGGCCGCGACACCGGCCGCGGTAAGATTGGGCTGCATCTGATTACCGTGGACGTAACCCTTCTTGCGCAGGGCCTCGATCGCGGCGGCGAGATCGTCCGCCAGCACATTATCCGGATAGGGTTTCAACACATGCGCGACACGCGGCAGCGCCGCCGTCAGGATCTCCGCCTGCAGGCCACGCAGCGCCAATTGCGGAGCTCGTTCCGCCTTCGTCATGATGATGTCTCCAATCGAAATTCTGGCGGCGGCCACGTCATGCCATCGCGGCCGCCGCCGCCCCTACGTCCCTCAGGCGGCTCCGCGCTTGCCGCGCAACAGCACTTCAGGCCGCGTGCAGATCATCAGCGGATAGGAGTAGAGCTCGATGTCCACGTACTGCTGGCGCACGGTCGGGTCCGGCACAATCTTGGGCAACAGCGGAATGCCCGGCGTGTTGACAACGTCGAAGAACTCACCCGGCGACCAGGCATTGATGAAGATGCCGGGGGCACTGGCCGGGAAGAACTTCGCCTCATCCGGATCGATCGCAATGGTCGAATTGTCGTCGGTGCCGCGATAATTGATCCAGGTGACACCGCCCCAGCGGAATTTGCCGAATGCATTGCTTTCGCTGCTGGGCTGATTGGCCAGCCAATTGCCATAGGCGCGCGCCACATCACCATGGCTGGTCAGATCGTCATAAAAATCATCGCCGCACAGTGCGACGACTTCGCTTTGCGGCGTGAAGGCGCCCTTCGCGGCGCGCTGCATCGGCCGGACGATCTTTTGCGCGATGAACTTCTTCAGCTTGGTCGCGCCGTTCACATCGCTCGATGCGGCATTCGCGCCAGTCAGGTCAAACGCGATTTCTGCGGGCTGCGTGATCCCGAATTCGTCGTACCAGTTGGTGATAACCGATCCATCCGCGTCGAGCACGATGCCCTGCACCGCACCGAGCCGCATATGCTCCCAGGTCAGTTCGATATCGGACTGCAAACCGACCGGGCCCGCCATCCGGCGCATGAGCTCTTTCTGCATCATCATCAATTCGGTCTCCGACCCGAACGCCCGCACCCCCTGAATTTCGGAGGCGTTCATATGGTCGGCCTTGGCGATCCGCACGGTATCGAAGGAACGCATGGAGCGCTTCTCCGTCGTGCGCTGCGGCAGCGGCGCGCCACGCGGCGTTGTCTGTACCAGCGAGAGGACGCCATTGCGTTCCTCGACGTAGACATTGCGGGTCGTCACGGGCTTCGGCGCGAAGAGATTGAGATCGCCCAGAAGCGATGGCTTGTACGGCACCTTGTCGATCGCTTCGATCATCGAGATCATCGAAAAGGCGTCGTTGTTGAAGATATCAAAAGTGGCCATGCGAGGTCCTTCGCCTGGCCGGGGCCAGGCGCCTTTCGTCGTTCAGAGTTTCGGAAAAAGAGCTGCGCGGATCAGCGCGCGATGATGCCGAAGGTGGCGAGCTGTGCCAGCGCGGCTGCCTTCTGATCGGCAGTCAGTCCGGACTTCCACACGAGTTCGGATGTATTCACTTCCGAATTGCGCGCAGTGAAAGTCGCGGCAACATCTGCGGCCGAACCATCCGCCGCTTCGAACAGGATCGTGTCCGCCTTTTCGCTGCCGTCATTCGCCGCGGGATCGTGGATTGTGCGGACGCCCGCGGCGTAGCTGACATGAACGGTGAAGCCGTCACCGGCCGCGAAATCCGTGCCGCCATCGGCCAGTGTGAACTTGATGCCACCGTTATACGCCACGGCGACCTTGCCGGTTCCGTCCAGCGTGCCATCCGGCCGCAACACTTCGAACGCACCCGCATTGGTCACCGGCGCGACGATCACGATCTTCCAGTCGCCCGCCAACGCGTTCGCAACCGCGGTTACCGCGCCCATCACGCCATTGCCGGCATTGCCAGCGAAGGCGACCGCGGCCGCGACTGTCTGCGCACCGAGCTTTTTGCCAAGCACGGTACCCGCATCATAGGGGCCGCCGGTCAACGGACCCTGATCGCGGGAAAGGGTGCCGTTCGCCTCGGAAATGAGATAGGCGCCGGCCTTCAAGGTTTCGGTCAAAGTGGTCATTTCAGTGCTCCTTCAATTTGCCGCGCACCGCGACAATGGCCTTGTCCCATCCCGCCGCATCCGCTTTGGGATTGTGATCGCCAGCATCGGGCAGGATGTGCCCGCTGATTTTCCGCGCATCGCTGGCTTCGGCGCGGCGCATCTGAAGCTGTTCCCGCACCTGGGCGATGCTTTTCCCGGTACGAATGAATTCGGCGGCAAGCTGCGGTTCGTCCGCGAGCGCGCACAACTCGACAATTTCGCCATGATCTTTCGCGGATTCACCGCGCACTTCCCGCCGGACGGCGTCGAGATCGACAACATCGTGATTGACGGACTTGGCCACCGGCAACCCGGTGATTATCGCGGACGCAATGTTGCCGTCGACGATCAGAGTGCCAGCTGGTTCAGCGGTTACAGGCGTGCCACCCTCGATCAAATTCCCGGCTATCGCTTTCGATGCAATATCGGCACGAAGCGCGGCAAGCGCATCAGCGGGCGTCCCCATCGCATCGGCAAATTTCGCCGAAATGCCGTGCTCGCCAAAGAAGCATTTGGCCTCCGTGGCAACCACATCGTCCACGGACAGGCCGCGATATTTCGCGACACTGGCGGCGAACAGCGCGCGCATCCGGTCACATTCGGACTGCAGGTTCTGCAGCGCCGGCGTCGAAAGCGGTTGATGCGGATTGCCGTCGATCTTGCGATCGCCGGAGAAGACGTAAGTGTATTTCAACCCGCGTTCCTTGTCGGCCGCTGACTGATCGACATGCAGCGCAACCACGCCGACCGATCCCACACCGCTGGTGCGGCTGACAAACACCTTCGAGCACGCCGAAAGGAGCGCATAGGCGGCACTGAAGGAATCGTCGGCCGCCACGCCATAGATCGGCTTCTTCGCGCGCGCTTCAAACACGGCGTCGGAGAGGTCGAAACAACCGTTCACCTCCCCGCCATAGGAGTCCACCTGAAGAAGGATCCCTTTAACGGCATCGTCTGCCACAGCAGCGTCGAGTGACGAGCGGATATCGCCGTACCCGACCAGCCCCGACAAGGCGCCCAGCCAGCTCGACTTGTAGACCAGCGTCCCTTCGACCGAGATCAGGGCAATGCCATCCGGCAGCATCTGAAACGGCTGTGCCGTGCCCTCGTCGTTCTCGTCATCGTCATCCAGGAAGGCACCGATCGCATCGGCCTGTTTGTCGCTGGCCAGCGGCGACGCCTCGATCCCGAGGCGGGGGCCGAGCCCTGCCAGAATTGCTTCCAGCTTTTCGGGCGAAACCATCAGCGGCTTGCCGAACAGCCGCGTCATAACGCGGGGCAGATCGCGCACCGCATTGCGCGCCGTGCGCGACTCCGCAGGTTGGGGTTCCGTACGTTCGTCCGCCACGAGTTTTGCGCCCGCCACCACAACGTCGGCCGAATACGGTTCTTCGACGGCCGCAACAGCCGCGGTTTCTGCTTCGGCACCGGGCTTCTCAACTTCGTTGCCGGCCGTTTTCTTTACCATTGAGATTTTCTCCACTCTGGTTCGCGGCGTCAGGCCGCGACTTCCTCTTGATCGCCCGGCGCACCATCTGCGCCGCGCTTTTCGGCTGGGTCGTTTCCGCCGTCTTGCGTCGACGCAGATGCAACTTTTCCGGCAGGCGGCGCCGTCTTGCGCGGATCGGAGTCGTAGACGAGACCCCGTGAATCTGCGCTTTCATTGCCGCGCACGACCGCATCATCCACTTCTTCGAGGGTTGAGCCGCGCGACAGCACCACCGCTTCGCGGCTGTCTACCCCGGCACGCATGGCCAGATTGTCGGCCTGCATATCCTTGAGTGGATCGACCCAATCCATCCGCGGCGGCACCCAGCGGGCGCGCAACCAGTCACGGGGGCTGGCGTTGAAGGATGCGGCCCTGATGGGCAAGGCGCCGGCGATAACCGCTTCGGTCACGAACCGGCGATAAACAGGACGGCACATTTGAAAAACCGCCATGCCCTGCACCGTTTTGATCATCGACCGCAGGTCGAGCTTGCCTTCGCGCAGGCTGGAATAATTGGCTTTGCTCAGATCGCCGGTGACCCCAAAGTACGGCAGATCAACGCCGGCGCAGAATTTCAGCAGCGTGCGGTACTCGAATGCCTCGTAATTCGGCCCGACATCGGCGGGCGAGGAAAAGGTGACCCCTTCGCCGTCACCCAGATATTGCAGCATGCCCGGCGTGAGGCCGGCCACAACCTCTTCCGGTGCGTTGGTCGAGGTGTCGATTGTGCCGACAGCGGGCTGATCCTGCTGACCGATGGGCGGATCATCCGCATTGTTGTTCGGCCGCGTGATGAATCCCGCGAACAGCGAGGCCGTCAGCTTGCGTGCAAGCTCTGCGTCTTCGTACTGATCGTGGATGTAGGCGATCACGATCGAGGTGGCGAGCCAGGAAACGCCGCGGATCTGACCTGGACGTTCCGGCTTGAAGATATGCAGCACTTCGCTCGCGGGAATGCGGCTCCAGCCGGAGTCCGCAAGCGGCAGCGAATATTCGCCGGGATGCGACTTCCAGAAGTAATAGGCGACCCGCTGACCGATCCGGTTGAACTCGATGCCGGAGCGGACCACGTTGCCGCTCTTCGTAACGAAATTCAGCTCGTAGGGGCAGAATTCCGACTCGAGAAGCTGCAGCTGCAGCGGCACGCTCAATCCATCGCGGGCCAGGCGCGGGCGAAAGCGGATGAAGCACTCACCGGCTTCAAAGATGGCATTGCCGACCAGTTCCTGCAGTCCGTACAGGCTCGCAACCCCGTCCGCGTCCGCCTCGTCCACCCAATCGTTCCACAGCGCGCTGATTTCGTCCTTCTTGGACGCATCCTTGGGCTGGGGGATGGGCCGGATGCCGGTGCCGATCAGATTGGAAACGAAAATCCGCCGCGCCTTCCGCGCGTACGGATTGTTGCGGACGAGGAATCGCGCCCGGGCCCGCAATGTCTGGCCCGAAAACATGTTGAGCGAATTGACGCTGCTCTCGCTCGGCCGGAATCCGAACAGGCGGCGGCTGCGTTGGGCCGCCTCGTAACCGCCCCCGCCCGTGGCGGCGAAATTCATCGCGCCAAGGCGCGGCGGCTGGACCTGGACGATCTGTTTGACCCGGCCATCCGCATGTGCGGACACGCGATAGCGTGCTTTCGCCACGATCACAGGTCCTTCGTCGCATAAACTTTGACGCGGCGCAGCGATCTGCGGCCGGCATCGGTATTCAGATCGCTCTGAATGTCGCTCTCGATCCGTCGCAGCTCGTCGAGCGAGCGATAGGTCACGCGGCCGATGCTGGGCAATTCGCCCGAAAGCATGCCGCTCGCCTTGATACGGCGGATCGCGTCGAGATCGGCTTGGCTATAGGCCATCGCATGCTCCGTTGCGGTCGAAAAAAGGCCCGGCAGAGATCGCTTCTGCCGGGCCAGTCAGGGAGGAAACGCCCAGATGGGCGGCGGACATCCATGTCCATTTTTGCCGCCTCAGATGAGGTCGAAAAAATGAACATGGCGAATTGGTGGAACGGCCGGGTGAACCGCCCAGACCGCCCCGCACCCCGATGCCCGGCCGCGCGGCCGTGGTTCGCAACGGGGGATTTGGTTGCGCGGGTTGGATTCGAACCAACGACCTCCTGGTTATGAGCCAGGCGAGCTGACCAGCTGCTCCACCGCACGAAATTTATCGATTCATCACCGGCGATTGCACGATGCGCGGCTTGCGCCGCGGCGGTGACAGCAGATGTTTCTCCGTCTGCACCGGCAACGGCTTGCCCTCGTTGCGCGTCGCATAGGCAATCAGATCGTCCTGACCGCCATCATCCGGTGGGGCATGCAGTGCCACACGCGCGGCCCATTTGGCGGGTGTGTAACGATCAAGCCCGAGATGACTGGCCATGGCGCGCGAGCCGACCCAGATATCGAGATGTTCGTTCGCTTGGCCTGCCCGTTTGACCCACATCGACTTGCCGCTGCCATCGCGCGTTTTCGCCGTCTGCAGGAATTCGGCGGTAATTTCCTGAAAGAATGCTTCGTCGCACTCGATCGGAAAACGGATACTGCCCGCCGGCCACAATCCGGAGACCGGATCAGGGCCTTTGATCGTGAGTTGCAGGCCGGCGTAAAGCGCACTCTTCAACGGATGCGTGCCGAGCGGCCACAACATGCAGCCCTTTTTCACTTTCTCGCCGCGCCAGTTCACATCCACCGGTTTTGGCGTGCCGATGAAAGGTTTCGTGGACCCGGCGCGGCCGTCCGTCGCCCGCACATTCGGCCGGCGCCGCGCGAAATTGTAGACGGCATGGCTGGCATAGCCCGAATCCACGCCAAAGGCTTCGATCGGCCAGCTCCGGTCATACGCATCGGGAAAGCTGCGCGTGACGATGGTGCTCAGTTCCTGCCAAACCTCACCGGTTTCAGAAAGCGGATCGCCCATGATCACATCATGGTCGATCAACCAGCAATCGAACTTCAGACCCCAGCCATAAACGCCCCACACCAGGCGATTTTTCTGCACGTCGCAGAAGCCGGTCAGCGCGAGAACGCCTTCGGGCAAGGTGCCTTCATTGCGATCTTCGCGACGGCCGAACAACTTGAGATGATCGGGCGCCTCGCCCGCTTCCTCATAAGCTTCGGCGAGAACCTGTTGCGTGAAGGTTTTCAGCTTGTCGGGAACATCCTTCGCGGCGACATAGGCCGCGATGATCATTTCCCAATCGTGAAACGCGCTCTGGCCGCGCCAGATATGAAACCCGGGTTGACGTCCGTGGCTCTTGCGCGCGCGGAAGAACTCGATCCGCGCAGCCGGAACCACATCGCCAGGCGTCTCATCCTCTTCCCCTGCAGTCGGGAAGGTCTTGAGCCAGACGCCGCCAGCGTTCATTTCCCGTTTGCGCCAATGCGGAATGACGCTGCCGCAACAAGGCGCCACGCAATGCGCGCTGTGCGGTGCCGTTTCACTGTCCCATTTCAGGTGGCCGAAGCGGAACACGAAATAATCACCGCATTCAGGGCACTTCCAGTACCAGCGCCGCTGATCGGACGCCTCGTACATCGCACTGATGCGGCAAGTGCCCTTGAGCTTCGGTGTCGAGGTCCAAAGGTTCTTGGCGCCACGCGAAACATAGGTCGAATTGCGCTGGCGCATCTGGTCTATGGGATCGCCGCGTCCGCCCGCATCGAGCGGGAATTCGCTGATCTCGTCGCCCCAGAGCTTCTTGACCGTGATCGCCTGCAAGCCTTTCGAAGACCCTGCATGCGTGATCTGGATGAAACCGCCCCGAAACCGCTTGTAACTGGCGGTCGAGCCGTTTTCATCCCGGCTTTTGACTTCCCGCACCTTGTGCTTGAGCGCCGGCGTGCCATCGATCGCTGGGCCAAGCTTCGTGCGGTTGAACTTGGCCGCTTCGTCGATCGACGGCAGCACGATCAGCACCGGTGACGGATCGGTGTCGATCGTCGCGCCGATGAAATTCACCCCAATCTCGGTCTTGATGACCTGGGCAGCGAACATCAGCGTGACATCGGTCGATGGATCATAGGTCGACAGGCAATCCATCGGTTCGACGCCGTATGGCGTTTCGGCGTTGCGCCATTTGCCGGGCTTGGGGGAGCCGGACTCGGCGCTGACCTCGCGCTTGTTCTCCGCCCACTCGGACACTTTGACGTCCGGCGGCACCGTGAAGGCGGCCGCCAGAGCATCGGCAATGATCGCGCGTGGATCGCCAAGCCCTGCAAAATGCGGGGCTCTCAGATCAACGCGGCGAACAGGCTGATCAGACGCCGGCATCTGCCGCGGTGCCGCCCGCGATGCGCTTCATGGCGACAGCGTAATCATCCAGCACGACCCGATTGGCATCACGCAATAGCTGCATGATCACGCGCGGATCGCTTTCTCCCGCCAAGCGCTCGCACAGCACCGGATCTGGCGCCATGAACCGGTCACGCATCGCCACCGCTGATTCAGCCAGTTCGTCGACCATGGCCATCGGATCGACCAGTTGTCCGATTGACTTCGCCCATTCGCGCTCCGCTTCCCATGCGCGGATCTCTTCAAGCCGGTGCTTGTTGCCGCGGCGGGCGGCCGTGTCCTCGGACTGTGCCGGTTTCGGCGCTTTCGCTGTCGCCGCGTCCGCGATTTGCGGGTTGTCGAGGCGATGTTGCCGCAATTCGTCAAAATCCACCCATCCCCGCTCATCGACCAGATTGGGATAACGATCGAGATACCGCTTCAGGGTACTGCGGTTGATTTCGAGCCGACGGGCGGCTTCTGCGGGCTTGATGCGGCTGGAATTGTTGCATGCAACACCTGCAACCGCTGCAACTTGTTGCATCACTTTCCGATATCCTCACTACAAACTCGAAACGCGCAGTTTGCCCGTATCGGTTTTGGGGCCAGGAAGGACCCGCGCCAGACGCATGGCAGAGCATGCGGAAACCGCATGGCTCAGAATGCGAGAAATTGCGTGGTGGCGCAGGGGACCTTCGGCAAATTTGCCGGATGTGGGACCGCACGCGCGGCCCACAAACGCGAAGCGCCCGCGAGCCTTGCTGTGCTCCGGGCGCTATACGCTTATTCTAAGGGGTAATGTCAATGATTCGGCTGAAAAGATCAACCGGTCCAGGGCGCCACGGGCGGCACATCCGCGACCAACCGATGGGCTGACAATTGACCTGGTGCGCGCAGCATTTCGTGCACGGCTCTCACGGTCTCGGCCCAGTCGGAATACACACGCCGGCGCTGATCCACGATCTCGGGCAAGTCGCCGCGATAACGGAACAGCCGGAACGGACAGAGCCGGTACTTGCCGGGCCGGATGATCTCGTGGGCATATCCGGTCTTTCCCCGCTCCACCGTGATCACGGGATGCGGCGTCCAATCCGGCCGGGCATCCACGCCCATCATTGCGTAGGTTTGAATCACCTTCGCCACGCCACCTTGCGCCTTGACCGCACGATGAACCGCATAGGCATCGGCCGGTGCGGCAAAGCCCAGATTGCTTCCGCCGCCCATTCCGCCACCACCGATCGTCAATGTGCTGTCCGACCCACTTCGTGACGGGTTCCACAACGCGCCCGCCATCCCTTCGGGCCGGGCCAGATGAACTTTCTCCCGTGCAAACGCCCAATGCAGCAACCATCCAATGGTCACAGCCTTAAGGCTGGATTCTGGAATCGGGGGAGTAAGGGATGATGTATATACCTTCGCATGTGGGCGCGCGCACATATGCAAGGGGCGCGTATCGGCACCCTCCCTCCCCCGATACTTATCCATTTGCTTTGACGTCATTTTCGCCTCCTTTCAGGCGGGGGAGAATGGGGGAGAAAGGGAGGATGATGCCGTGTGCCTTGTGTCAACACCGCCGCCTTGACACAACGCGCGACTCGATCGGGCGGCGCCTTGAAAGAAATCATTGTCCCTTTCTCCCCCATACTCCCCCGCATAATCCCCCGGGCTTGGAAGCGGCCGTCACGCATTTTCCGCCTGCAGATGCAGCCCGCTGTAAACGATGTTTCCGTTGCTTTTGCGCCGCGCAAAGCGCGTCTCGCTCATCGCCCGGCCGAAGGTGGCTTTGCTCAAAATCTGCGGACAATGCGTGTCCCGCGCCCACGCGCCATAGGCGCGATAAAGCCGTTCCGCCGATATCCAAAGCCCTGGTCCCGCGACACAGCAATCATCCAGAAACTGCGTCAGATCGGCATTTTCGCGCGCCGCCATGGTTTGCCGCGGGCCAAGCGCGGGCAGTGGGGATCGGGCCCAGAGATCGCGCGCCGCCTCCCGCCCGTTCAATATCCGCGCTTCCCGGACCAGGCTCAACCACAACGCATTGGTGCGATCGGGCAGCGTGTCGGGTTCGGCGCAATCGGCCTGGCAAAAGGCTTCTTGGGCCGGTGGTCTGTCCTGAAGCGGAAGCGGCGCGCCCGCGCGGTGTGGCCGGAAATGATCGCGCAATACGCGGAAACAATGGGCCTGAAACGCCTCGACCTTCGGCCTTGCCGCGGGCTTGCAGCGGCTGACATCGATACCGAACAGGAAGCCGGGGATCAGGTCGAGCGGCAAACAGGTCGTTTCCTGCGCGCCACCGGGCGAAGGTATCACCGTAACGGTGATACCTTTGCTCAGCACGGGATGGAGTCGAACGCGCTTATGCTGAGCGCGCCACACTAATCCCAATGCCTCGCAGATCGGCTTCAGTGCGACCAATTCATCCGCCGCAGCGGCCGGACTGGCAAACAGCATGTCGCCGGTGGCCGGAAACAGCACCGGCACCAATGCCGCACTCTCCATCGTTATGTCTGCTTCATGCATAGAGCTTCTCCCTATCTGCCTTGGCCTGCTGAAGCAGGCCGAGCGCCGCCCACAGCGCGCCAATCGCGGCTGTCGGCACGTTCGGATTGGGGTCGAGCATCATCGTTACACTGATGATGACGCCTTCGGCCTGAATGACGGGATCGATATGGACGTGCTTCACCCGCACGCCAGGGGTTAATTTACCCACGGCAGTCTCCTTGGCATTGAGAAACGCACGCCATTGCGCTTTGAAACGCATTGACGCCCGGGGGTTCAAAGCTCGGCCAAGGTCGAGTCCGCATGGCTTTAGGCTTTCGCCCTGGACATGCCCATGCGGCCCCCGGACAGTTCTATGCTTGAGATGCACGTCCTGTCGGGAAGACGCGAACCGCCTTGACGCGAGGCTTTGAAACCTCAAATTAAGGCTGCTCTGCTTCGGTGAATCTGTCAAGTGGCGCGGAAAAACTTCCCGCTTAGCAGTCGAGATCGTAGCCTTTCTCGACTCCGCTTTTATGAAACACTGCCGACATTGTGTCGTCTTGGGCGACAACGGCCTGCCAGGTTTTGTCTTTCGCGACGAATGCCAGAAACGGCCTGAAGCCGACATATCCGCCATAAGAGTTCTTAGCGTTGACACAGCCGTAATAGAGCCCGTCACCAGCGAGATCGGCGGGCTGGATCGCATCCATTTTAAATTTTGCTGAATCCGGGTCCTTGAGCGTGTCGCGTACGGCAGCCTGAATTCCTGCCATATCTTTCGCATGCGGCTCTGCGTTAACCGCGGATGGCAATCCCCAGCATATAACCGAAGCCAATAACCATCGCTTCCAATCTCGCATCGCGACCATCCTGCTTTCCCCGCGTGAAACTTAGTTGAGTAAAAGCTGATTGCAATACGATCATGATGCTGTTGGTTAATTGTCAGGAGCCATTCTCGCTCGATCCCACGGCCGGTCAATTTCGAACCAAAGGTGCAAAAAACCGGCCGCCGGACCCTTGTAAATCGTATCCGATTGGCTACATATAGACCATGAACACGCTGATCGCGCATGACGTTTTCGAGGCCTGGCTGAACGCCCTGCAGGACCGGCGCGGCAAGGCCAGAATTCTGAAACGGCTGGCGAAGGCCGAAGACGGTCATTTCGGCGACGTGAAGCCGGTGGGCGATGGCGTGTATGAAATGCGGATCAATTTCGGCCCCGGCTACCGTATCTATTACACGCGGCAGGACGCGACCGTTTATCTGCTCTTGGCCGGTGGCGATAAATCGCGGCAGGCCCGCGATATCGCGCTGGCGAAGCGGCTGGCCGCAAACTGGAAGGAGTGAACCATGGCGACGAAAGCAACCAAAAAAGGCCGCCGCTTCGACGTGGCGGATTACCTCGATAACGAGGGAACGATCGCGGAATATTTGACCGCCGCGGCCGAAGACGACGATCCCGATTTCCTGCTGCGGGCGCTTGGCGACGTGGCGCGGGCCCGCGGCATGACGGAGATTGCGAAGCGCGCCGGGCTGTCGCGGGAGAGCCTTTACAAGGCGCTCGCGCCGGGCGCCAAGCCGCGCTACGAAACGGTGCGCCGCCTGCTCGATGCGCTGGGCGTGAAGCTCGCGGTCACGGTCTGAATCCCGGCGCATCAACCGGGCTCCCAGGAAATCGCGTCCTGATTGATGTGCACGCCCACATAGACCGTGTTGCCGTGGCTCTTTCGCCGCTCGATCCCGCGCCCGGTCAATTTCGACCCGAATGTTTTGCCCGCCAGCGGATCGAGGCCTTCTTCCTTGCACCATTCGAGATAGACCTCGCGCAGACGCTTCGCGCTGACCTCAAACGGCCGACCCGTCGCCGGATTGATGGTTTCGGGGCAAAGCTCGCAGCGGGCTTTGAGGAATTCGCCGACCGGGTCTTCGTCGGCGCGATAGGCTTCAACGGCCGCAATGGCCGATGCGGGCGGCCGCAATCCGCCGGCAAACCATTCTTCCGCGCCGCTCAACATCCATTGCAGGATGCCCTCTTCTTCCTCGATCAGCTTGGCTTCCAGATTGCGATCAATCTGTTCTTCGGGAATGGAAACGGTGAAAGGTACGAGACGAATGCGCCGCCAGATGCCGCGATCGGTGCCACGAATGACCGGGCGGTGATTGGTCGAAATGATCGCCTTGAACACCGGGCGGAATTCGAAAAAGCCCTGATTCAAATGGCGAACCGTCATCGGCTCACCGCTCGCCATTTCCTTGACCTTGGCTTCGTCAAGCCGGGCACCCTCTGGCGGTTCGGCTGCGGAGACGAGCCGGGCGCCTGGTAGACGGGCCAGATCGGGCGAAGCCTCCGCACCGCCCGCCCCATCCCGCTTTGCCAGAAACGTCGACACCGGCGAATTCATCGCATAGCTGTCCATCACGCGGCGCAGCATACTCATCAACGTCGATTTGCCATTGTTGCCGGTGCCGTAGAAGATGAAAAACGCCTGCTCCCGCGCCGAACCCGTCAGGGAGTAACCGCAGATGCGCTGCAGGAAATCCCGCATTTCGCGATCCGGCATGATCTGTTCAAGGAATTGCAGCCATCGCGGGCATTCGGCACGGGTGTTGTATTTGACGCCCAGAACGCGCGTGATCCGATCTTCGCGTGAACTTTCGCGCAAGGCGCAATGCAGGTCCAGTTCGATGGTGCCATTCGGCGCGGCCAACAAAAATGGATCGGAATCGAGGCTATCGACCGGCTGCGCCAGATAGGGCTGCGCGGCCGCGAGCATGCCGTGCGCCTTCGCGGTGTTTCCTGACTGCACGGCCCAGCCGAACAGCTTGTTGACACGTTCGGCGTAGTCCTTGCCACGGCTTTCTTCGAGTGCCCGGGCTTCGCGCACAATCGCCTGCGCCACCTGATGGCATCGTTTAACCGCTTCGGCCTGGCCCCGCTCGCGATCCCATCGCGCGCCATCCCAGGCAAACCACCCGATGTTTTCGACATGCATCAGATCTTCGCCGAAACGCTGAATCAGCCGCGTGGCATTGCCGAAATCGTTCAGCGGCTTGAACGCCAGCACGCAATCGAGATCGTCACCCTCGTCGGGTTCCCCCGGCATGACGGCACGGCGATCCGCCTTCTTGCCCGCGCCTTTCGGCGGTGCAACCGGTTCAAAATCATCATCGGCATACGGGTCTTGCTCAGTCACACAACCCCGCTTCGCGAAGGAGCCCCTTCACACGTGCTTGAACAAACCGCGTCACACCGGATGAAGGCGCTCACTGCGGCACCTCGTAACGCCTGGTGGAGGCGTTGTAAGTGATCGCTGTCGGATTTCTCCGCTGGAACTCCCGCAAGTCCGTGGAGGCCTGCGGAACGGAAATCCAAAACTTCCGGCAGAGGTGCTCCCGATTGATAAACCCGTAAATTGCGAGCATTTCCGCGATCCACCGCTGCCGCTGCGCTTTCGCCCACCGATCGGTCATTGCCGCATCTCCGGGAAATCTTCGGGGTCGAGACGTTCGCCTGGCCGAAGAACGGCCAGGGCACCGCGATATGTGAGTCGAAACATCTCGCCTCCGTGGATCTTGAACCTCCGGTCTACGCATGCCAGTCCACGCGCCGCCAACTCTTTCCAGATTTCGTGTTCAGGCGTATCGAGAGCGCAGCAATACTGATTGCGGAAAGATGATCCATTCGTCCGCCAATCGAGGCCGAGCGCGTGTCGGGCCAATGCGACCGCTTGCGCGCTCATCGCATGCAGGTCTTTGGCTGCGGATTCGCGCATCACGGCACCTCGATCGCGTGGGTGATGTGCCATGTGCCGGAGGCGCGCGGCACGCATTCCTGCAATATCCACGGCACCGTGATGCGCTCCCAATCGCGAAGCGCGATCCAGCCACCGCTATTCATGGCGTTGACATCGAAGATGCCGACGCCGTTGCGGCTGCTGTGCCAGGAGCCGACCCAATGGGTGTGCCGGTAGCGCGCTCGGATCGGTACGCCCGGCGCGGTCCACGGCCCTTCCCACTGAATGCGGGCGAGCCCATGATCCGGCCACCGGCTATCGCTTCTGCGCTGCCACGCCACGCCGAGAGAATCGAGCGCGCGAAACATCATGGTGGGATTGGTGTAACCCTTGGCGGTGAAGCCGTTCAGGTGCGACCGCACCTGGTCCAGAGTCAGCCCGCACACAGCGGCCAGCGCAGCCGGGCCGCAATTGGCGCCCCATTTATCGTGCGCTACCTCAACATCGGCCAGGCTGAAGCGAAGAGCGGTCATTGCCTTCCCTCCAACGCTGCTAAACCGGCCGGTGTGATCCTCGCAAAACCGCTCTCGCCCACTTCTTCAATCGAAACCAAACCTTTTTCGACAAGAGTCAACATCGTCATCTCATGTCCGATGATGAAGCCACCGATCCGGAAATGCGGCCGATCCCGAATCGCTTCCCCGCCTCGACCAAGTGCTTCCAGAATTTCATTTTGCACATTCACCTGCCGCCGCCGGCGTGTCATCGATGCGCCTCCAGCCAGGCATCAAGCTCGGCCGCCCACTTGTCATGGGTCACCGTCTCATCTTCCGAAACCACGATGATGTGGCCGCTGGAATAGCCGCCGCTGACGGAGCTTTTGCTCAGCCGCTTGCCGTCTCGGGCTATACCGGCGACAAGATTGCGCAGATGATTGTAGAGATCGTCCCAGCTATCGGCGTCGATCTTGGCGCACATCACAATGCGTCGGCGCGGGTCCTTCGTTTCAGGCATGCTGTTCCCTCCTATCAAGACAGGCACCGCGGATCGCTTCGCGCTTTGCCTCTGTCATTGTGGTGATGCCGACTGGCGCACGGCCGTCATAGAGATATGCGCCGTCCTTCCAACGCACCCAGATGTAGAAGTGGCTTTCGCCCCCAATGATCGCGGCGCGCTCACGGATGATCTCGATCTCGGCACCTTTGTGGGTACCCCGGAAATATCCGCGCTTCTTTTCGAGGATGCGCATCGGTCACCTCATTGACTTGCGGCTGCTGTTTGCGTCCGCGCACTGCGCAGCCGCATTGCTTCGTCCACCGCAGTGGCGGGATCGCCCAAAACGCCTGTTCGCCGCCTGATTAGGACCATGCAGCCAAGCTGACGCCACGTTATCGGCATGGCACCGGCGGCTAACGCTGCTTTGCGTTTGGAAAGGGCAATGTCGTAATGGCTATCGTGCTTCGGCGGCGCCTGATGCCATTTCCGCGAAACGCCGATCCGAGCCGCCATGACATGAAGCTCGACGTCGGTGTCGGCGATCATGTGGCACATGATCATCCGGCCGAACTTTGCGCGCATGTCATCGACATAGACGGTCACTTTGTCCTCCGCAAAAATTCAGGCAATTCGGCAACCGGATCGAAGTCATCGTCCGCTGAGCCGATCGGCGCCGGGGTTGCCGGTTCGATGCATTGCTCGCGCTCTGCGCGCGGCTCTTCGCTCGAAACTTCTGAAGGCGCTTCGAGCCCCCACACATCCCAGCCGGGCCGATGCGTGCGCGCGTTGAGCTCGATCTTCGGCAGATGCTGGAAGTAGGATTCGATCAGAAGGTGAAACACCTCCGGCTTTTCGCTATGCGCGCCAACCGGGGCAACGATCACGCTGCGCCATTGCGTGCCCAGCGCCGGCGCGGGCACACGGCCGCGCGTGCCGACCAGCAGGATTTCATGCTCAGCCGTGAACCAGTATCCCGGTCCACGCTGTTCGCCCGGACGGGACTTCACCCAGACGCATTGGGAAACATAGGTGAAACCCCATGCGCCCATCACGGTCAGGGCGTCTTCGATCATGGGCGGCGTGGCCCACAGGAACAGCACGCAATCCGTGGCCGCGATTGCCGCCACATCGCGAGCAGCAATCTCTGCAGTCGGCGATGTCGGGTAATGATTGTCGGGCGAGCGATCCATGCCGGTGTCACGCGACCGCGGCTCAAACCGCCATTCGGGATCGGCGTAGATCACGCCGTAGCGCTTGTCCGGCAGGGCAATTTGCTTGTCGGCCAGGCGCTTTTCCTTGTCATTGCGCGCTTCGCGCTTGACAACGGTGCGCACCGCATTGGCGTGGCCGGATTTTGCCTCTTCCACCACTTTCGCCTGCAGCGGCTCCGGCAGCTTGGCAGCCTGGGCGGCGAGCGAGACGGCAATCTTGCCCTGATCGACCGCGGCGACGAGATCAACCGAGCCCTTGTCCAGCACGGTTTTCGCGTGCCGCAGGGAGCGTTCGGAAATCGCCAGCGCCCGGGCCGCCTCCGGTTGGCTGACGGGTCTTGCCTGCACTATTGCCGGTCTGGATACGGTCTCGCCCTCCACCTCCGGCAAATTTGCCGGATTGGCTTCGGACGCTTTCAGATCCGTGCGCTCGCCGGAGCGCATATTGGCAATGCGCGCGGCCACCATGCCCCGCTGGCTTTCGTTCAGGTGCCGCCGATGGAGATTTTTGGAGAGCACGTAGGCCAATGGTCCGGCCGCGATCTCGCTTTCCGAGAACACGCCATCCAGCCCTTCCGCGGCGAATTCCACGAAATGCCAGCTTCGCAACGGCGGCGCGTCCGCCTCGAAGATGCCCGCCGCCAGCCCGGCGCGATAACGGTTTCGGCCGTCGAGGATCTTGCCTTCGTAGAGAACGATTTCTTCGCCGGAGCGGTAACCATCGGCCTTCATGCCCGCGACCAGAGCGTCGAATTCCTCGCCCTCGATCAGCGGGAAAAGATTGGCGAGCGGGTGGAATTCCAGCGTCATATGGCGCGCCCCACCAATATCCCGCACAGGAAACCGATGGTCCGGTCGCTGACCAGCACCTTCCAGATCAGCTCACGCCAGCCAGGCTGGGCGGGCGGCGACGGCTTGTTCTCTGGGGGCGGAGGCGCCGCCGCAAAGGGAAATTTCGCATCCGGCAATGGAATTTTGCCGACGATCGCATCGGCAATCTCGTAGACCATGGAAGCCGCGCGCTCGCGGGTCTCTTCCAGCGCTACCGCTTCGGCTACTTCGAAGAGATAACGCCGCGCGCAATCATGGCCGAACGGCTGGCCATGGGCGTATGCGTTGAGAATTTCCAGCTTGGTTTGCGTGCCCAGCCGCAGCACCTGATTGCGATGTTTCACCGCCGGAACTCCGCCTTGAGCATGTTGTTCCCGAACATCGTGATCCACTGATCGAGCGCGTCGGTATCAGGGTTGAGACGGCCAGCGCAGATTTCCCCGATCGCAAACTTGATCGTCTTCATTGCGGATTCATCGTCTGCGCATAACAGCTGTGCGCTGAAGTTCACCGGCGTCAGGACCGGTAGTTCCGCGTCGCCGCGCAAAAACTGCTCACGTGACCTTTCGGGATTGGCGGCCCACAGCCAGAATTGATGTGTCGCACCGGGCAGGTTGATGACCGCCGCGGGCATACCCGAAAGCGGTCGCAGATGAACGAGCCCAATTATATAGGAGTGCCAGACCGGATGCGCCCACGGCGCCTCAATGACCCATCCGGCAAGTGACGCATCCGTCGTCGGATCGAGATTGAACTTCCGGCGCAGCGCTACCAAATCCGCTTCCCAGGCGCGGCCATGCGGACCTGAAATTTCCGGCGGCAGCGACACAACATCGGTGACCGCCGCCGCTCCCGCACCGGTCAACATGCGCAGCCCGCCCGCGCCGGTGTCCGTCACAATGGTGACCTTGGGCTTCTCAGTCATGTCAGCACCGCCGGGTTGTGGATGACGATCGAGACGCCGCGTTCCAGCGCCTGTTTGCGCGCCAGCGCTTCGTCCAGCTTGTCGATATCGCCGCGCGCCGCGGCCTGGTCGTATGCTCGCTCGGCGCGGATATAGGCGCGGGCAAATTCGCGATGCAGATTGCGCTCGCTCATAGCGCCCCCGCATTTTCGATTGCGAGGGCGAGCGCCATGGGCTGCACCCAGATCGGTTCATTCGACAGCGCGAAGGTCTCGCCCGACCAGGCGAGCAGAAGCGTGCGCCCCATCACACCCGCGATGGCCGTGGCGCTGTCGGGCGGAACGGCATTGCCGATCCGTTCGCGCCACGCGGAATCCGAAAGGCCATCCAGCTCCAGCCACTCTTCGGGCTCGATCAGGCTTTGCAGCGCGGCCAGTTCAAGGGTCGTCACCGGCCGGTGCCATGTGTCATCCAGTGCGCGGATGACGCAGACAAGCTGCTGTTTCGCGGCGGGCAGTTGCAAGCATTCCGTTTCAGTTTGCGAGATTGCGCAAGTTTCGCGAGGATCGGCAACGGACCAGCGACCATTGTCATGCAACGCTGAAGCGCTTACGGCGCCCGACGCCCCGTCCCACGGCATGACGCCATAGTGCCCGCCATTGTCAAAGGCGGCACGGCGGCCACTGACCATCTGGTGTCGCGGATCGGCGACCGCGTAGGCGCCATTGTCATCGCCGCCGATAACCGCGCGGGTTGTCTCATCGTATCGAGCGACGCGATATTTTCCGTGCAGCTTCTGCGGATCGGGGCCGCCACGGATATCGGCTACTGCCAGGCCGCCGGAACTGATTGCCGGTGCATGGTCCGTGAAACGCACAATCCGATAGGCATGGTTGAACGGCGTGCGGTCGCGAATTCTGGGATCGGCGACCGATTGCGCGCTCGATCCCGGTGCCACCTGTGTCGTGATCGTGGCGGCGGGCCCATCCCATCTCTTCAGGCTATGCCCGGCATATGTATTCTCGGCCACACGCGGATCGGCAACGGCCGTTGCACCAGATGACGGCTGGTTTTTCGATGTGACGGTGCCGCCCACATCGCTCCACCGCTTCACATTGTAGGCGGCATTGAACAGCGGCACTTCAGGCGCGATGCCGTAATCCCGCAGCACACCATCCTCAACCGCCAGTCGATTGAGCGAGCGCCAGTCCGAACCCGCTTCGACAAAGGCGAGCCTGACCCAGGTGCGCCACTGCAAAGCGGGCAGCCTGTGCATCGGACCGCCGACGGGAACGCCATCGGCATCGACCAAGCCGGGCAACGGCAGCTTGTCCAGAACCTCGCCCACGCCGCGGAGCGGTTTGCGCCGTGGTTCGTAAAGGAAGTTCGGCACCTTCGCGCGATGGCGGGCAACCAGAAGAAAGCGTTTGCGGCTTTGCGCCAGCCCGCCCAGCTCGCCGCAATCATGCGTGGTTTCGTTGACGATGTAGCCGTAGGAGGCGAACAGTGCCTTGATCTGGTCGAGCAGATGGCGCCCGCGCGTCATGATGCGCGGCACGTTCTCAAAGATGAACAACTCGACCGGATCGTCCTTATAGGCTTCCAGCGCCAGCCAGACACCGCGCAGGGTTAGCCCGTTCAACGCCTGGTACTTCGCCGTCCGGCTCGTGCGTTCCGCCAGCAATCCCGAAAAGCCTTTGCAAGGCGCGGAAAGAAAGACGATGTGCGGCCGCTCGAACCCGAAAGCCGCATGCACCATGCCCGGATGCGCTTCGACCCAGTCCGGCGGCGGTTCGTATCCGTGAAAAGCGGTATATTGTTCGCGGCTGAACAGATCGATGCAGGTACCAGGCACACCGGCGAGCCGTTCGAAATCACGCAGCGCAGCCGGATCGCTGTCGATGCCGCCGAGGCAGCGAAAACGCGCCGACAGGTTTCCAGCCCGCGCCGTCCCACGATTGAAGCCCTTGGCGCCACCGCCGAGACCGCAAAACAAATGCGCGTGGCGAATTTCGACTTCGATCATGCCCGCGGCCCCACGGCTTGCGGCGCAGCCAGCTGCACAATCTGGGCTTTCCAATCATGGGTGCGCGGCACCGGCACCGCGTAACTGCTGGCCGGGCGAACTAACAAGCTTGTGATCACGGAAGGCTCGCACCCGATCTTTTTCGCGATCCGGGTCGGGCTCCAGCTGCGCCGCGTCAGCGCGAAAACCAGAAGCTTTTCTTCATCGGTAAGGCGCATCAATCGCATCATGCCGATACCCCACCCCGCAGGATGACGACATGACCACAAAGCGTTTCGGTCTTAATGTTTTTGCCATCCTCGGCCAGTAGAAGCCTGCCCCGATCATCACGCACGATGCGTTTGACATAGCGGCGATCTTCGTCGGCCTCGACCACGTTCGGGCACTCGACGCCGTCGAGAAAAACCCGCACAAAGCGCCAACCGGGATCGCCAACCACCATTCTCATGCCGCCGCCCTTTCCTGATTGGATTGCGCGAGCGACCGCGGGCCGCGCACGGTCGGTGCCGGCCGCGGCTTTTCACGCTTGCGCATTTCGGTGTCGATCAGCTCCGCCAGCTTGCGGCTGTCTGCGCAGATGATTTCGCGGGCACGATAGGGAATCGCGCAGTCATAACGGGTCAGCCGCCATTCGAAGGCGCGTGGTTCCAGCAGCAAAACACCGTCCGGGCCGCGGAACGGCATGTGCAGCCGCTCCACCAGATGACCCGGCGTTTCAACACACAGATCCGCAACGCCGGCGAGATGTGCATCCAGCCAGGCTTTGCCGCTGCCATAGAAGGTCAGCCGGCCCTGCGCATCGGGCTCAAATTCTCCCACCGCCGCCGTGAAACCGGTGAGGGACATGGGCCGCCCGCCATCGAGCGGGAGCGCGACCAGGTCCGCAATCTGTTCGGCAAAGGCATGCTCGCCCTCGCGCGCCAGCGAAAGAGCGGCCGCATAGGACGAACCGCGTCCGTCCGCCGGTGCCGCAACGGGGAGGATCAGCGCCGGTATCCCCTGTTCGGCGGCGAAGAATTTGCAGGCGGCCTGCGGATGGCGCCATTGCTGCGCCATGTGCATGGTGGCGCGCCCCAGCTCCGCATCGCGCGCGGCCTTTTTTGCGTCCACCCGATACGCGGGCTCGCGGATCACGCGGGCCATGCGCAGGCCGAGATCGAACAGGGCCAGCGCGATCGGCCAATCCCGGCTTTGATCATCGTCGCCCAGATCGAGATTGAACGCCGCAATTACATCGCCTGCGGTCGCTTCAAGCGCGCGCCACTCTTCCACCGCCTGCACGGTGAAACGCGACGGCCATGAATCTGGCGGCGCGCAGCGCGCGGCGATATCGGCGATCATGGTGGCGAATTGGCCGCTCATTGCAGCGCCACCGGTTCGTTTTGCGCGATCAGGCGGCTTGCCCGCACCTCCACATCGGCGGAGACATCGCGGCCCATGCCGAGGGCGGACATGTAAAGATCGAGGATGGCTTCCTGTTCCTGCCGGTCGGCGATATCCAGCTTGCGCAGACGGATAACCTGCCGCATCACCTTGGTGTCGAAGCCCTGCCCCTTCGCCTCCGAATAAACCTCGCGGATATCGGTGCTCAGCGCCGCGCGCTCTTCCTCCAGCCGCTCGATCCGCTCGATAAAGGAGCGAAGATGTCCCGCCGCGAAGCCAGACTTCGTCATCAATCTTTCTCCAGCCAGTAGGGATTGCGGGGCGCGAGCTTGCCGCGCGGGCGTTTGCGCATTTTTTCGCGGGTCTGACGCAGCTTCTCGATCGCCTCATCAAGCGCGGTGCGGCCGCTGGTATTCGCGGCGTCCTCATCACGCGGGCGATCGGCGGTCATCATGTCGGCTGCACCTCCACCGCCATGCCGGGGGCCAGTTCGCCGCCGGTGAAAAAGAAGTCCGCCGGGTCGAGCGCGATGCCTTCGCGAAGCGCGGCGGTCAGGATGACTTGCTGTTCCTGCGTCGGGATCAGCCCGCCGGTGCCGCCACGCGCCTTGGGATAGGTCCAGCGCTGCACCCGGGTGATGTGCTTGCCGGTCCATGCCGCAACGACCCGTAAGCCCTTGGAAAAGTCGCCTTTTCCACACTTGGTGATGACCCTTTGGGCGGGTGAGGTGATTCGTTCCATGGATCGACACTTGCGAAATTCGCATTAACCGTCAATCAAGAAATGCGATAATCGCATTTGCGTCCCTATGCGATTTTCGCAATTGTTCGCCGGAACCGACGGAAAGACCCGATGAAGGCGAGGGACATTCAGAAGGCGTGGATCACGGCCGCCCTGGCGGACGGGCGCCCGAATGGCAAAACCCAGAAGGGTTTGGCGCAAACCCTCGGCCTCGACCCAAGCCAGGGTCACCGCATCGCCATGGGCCAGCGGTTGCTGGACTTCTCGGAAATCGCGCTGGTCGAAAACTATCTGGGCGCGCGCGCGCCGCGCGGCATGGGTTCAACGGGCGACCCCATCGGTGACGATCTGGTTCTGCGCGACCCGGCGCGGACATTCGGAGAAGCCGGGTTCGTCAATGTGCCGTTGTTCAAGCAGCGCATTCCACCCGGCACACCAAAACCTCCGCAAGATCTGAAACCCATCGGCGTGTTGAAATTTCCGGAGGCCATGCTGAAGGAGCTGGCAGAAGATACGCACGGTCTCTTCGCGATCGAGATTGCGGGCGATGCGGGCCGGCCGTTTCTCAGCCCCGGCGATCACGCACTAATCGATCCGGCCCGCACCAACCCCGCCCGTGGCGGGCGCTATGCCATCCGCGTGGATGACGAGATGCAGGTGCGTTTAATCACGATGAACCCAGGCTCCCGCGCGCTGACCGTGCGCGCCGACAACCCTGATTATCCCGGATACGACAACATCGCCCGGTCGGACCTGGACATCATTGGCCGCGTCATCTGGATTTCACGGAGACTGGTATGAATCACACCCACCTGTTCGCGCTCGCCCTGTTCGGTTTGGGTGCCGCCATCGCTCCGGCACAGGCCGCGCCTTATTTTGTCGACGGCAATACCAAGGCCTGTCCATCACTGCACGCGCTGATGCATGGCGCGAAGACCTGTGTGGGCCTGAAGGACGGCACCAAGATCGATTGGGATGGAAAGATCATCAACGATTTCAGGCGGACAAAAGGTTCCAACGTCGGCAGGATCACGGCCGATGGCAAAACGCTGTACGTCTACTCCAACCTGCTCTCGGCGAAGCTCCCCACCGATCCGATGAAGACGGACTTCATCCTTGCCCACGACGCCATCGCCTGCCCCACCCGCTATGCGATGACCGAGGCGTTGCAGGCACGCGCCAGAAGCGACGACAAATGGTTCGCGGAGACCGAATGCCGGGACGTTCCGGCGGGCACAACGGCGATTCGGATTCGCCCGACGCAGGCCGCGGAAGAGCCGTTCTGGCAGATGCGCGTGCGATTTTCGCATTCCGACGCAGACACCCTGTGGATGAACGCAAGCGATTTTCGTTGATATTTCATTAACTTAACTGGGTTATCCCCACCGCACGATCTGAAATGCGAATTTCGCATTGACGATTAATGCGATTTTCGCAAGCGTCTTGCCACAGCAAGACGCGGTGATTCGCATGGCCTCCACCCCCAAATTCGACAGCGCCAATCGGCGCAAACGCGTGACGGCGCTGGCCCAGGCGATCGTCCAGGTGTGCCGGGAACGGCGCGACTTCACCACAGACGATGCCCTTCGGGCCGGGTTCGGCGACGACGAGCTGCGCCGGCTGTGGGCCGACGCGGTGAGAGAGGCGATCCGGATAGAGCCGGGGATCGGCACATGGATGGAACGGCCATGAAGGCGATTGCCACCCTGCTCTGCCTCACGGCCAGCGCCGCGCTGCTTCTCACCCTCATTGCGCTCGCCCTTGAAAGGATCGGATGATGAATTTGAACCAGCAGCTTTGCCGCCAGCATGGCATTCCTTATGTGCCGCCCGCCCCACCGGCATTGACGGCGCACACCCGCATCCGGCCGCGCCTGATCGGCCCGCAAGGCTGGATCGCCATCGCGGCAATCACGGCCGGACTTCTGACCGCCGCGCTTGTTCTGGCGGTGATGGCATGACGGTTGCGGTGATGCGCTCCGGCGCTCGTATCGTTCGCGCGGCGCCACGGGTGGAGGCGATCCGCGCCACCGATATCGCCGAACATCTGGCGAAACAGGTGATGTATGGCGGCGCGACGTGGGGCTACTACTCGAAAGCGCAGCACGCGATCCTGGTCGCCACCGAAATCGCCCGCGAAGAAGGGGCGCTCGGTGCATTCTATGCGCTGCTGAAGGATGCGACGGATGCATTTGGCGCCGAACTCCCGCGCGAACGAAACCCAATCATCCGCGCGGTTTACCACGCGTTCGACCTCGATGCGCCAATGCCGAAGCCGGTGCAGGCGGCGCTGCTGGTTGCCACCGCCAATGTCGCGCTGACAGAGCGGCGTCAGCTACTGACCGGATGCGACGACGAAGTGTCCGCGCTGGAAGCGCAAGGCGCCAAACCACTGCGCGGCATGATCCGCCCGCTCGCATGGGACCGGGCGATGGACCGCTACATCGATGCCCTGCGCATCAACGCAGCGGCCGCGCAGCTCGATCAACGCCGCCCGGTGTGGGAGGGCATCGCGTGAAAGCCCAGACCCGCATGGGCTCGCTGTTCGAGTCTCTTCAGAACATCGCCATCGGCTACAGCATCGCGGTACTCGCGACCTATACCATCGGCCCGTTCTTTCACCTGCAGTCGGGCATCGGCGATGTGATGGGGTTCGGCGGCGTGATGACGCTGATCTCGATCGCGCGCAGCTATGGCATCCGCCGCTGGAACGAGGCCAAGCGCACCCGCCAGACACCGCCGGATTTTGTTTACGTGGTGGAGGAACTGGCGGCCGAACGCATGCGCCAGATTTGCGGCGAAGGCTATTCGCTGGCCCATGACGACGAGCATGTGGGCCGCGAACTGGCGAAAGGCGCGGCGGCGTATGCGTTTGCGGCATCGCTCGATCGCAAGGCAAGGGAAGATTTCTGGCGGCGAGCCCCCGACAGCTGGGGTGTATGGCAGACCCGCAGCATCTGGCCCTGGTCCGTCGTCCAGTTCAAACCGACCCATCGCCGCCGCGATTTGATCAAGGCGGGCGCGATGATCATTGCCGAGATCGGCCGTCTCGATCGCGCCGCGAAAGGCAGGATGGGATGAACGCGATTTCCGCGTACCCATTGTGCTGGCCGCCGACGGTGCCGCGCTACAAGGCGCGGGAGAAGGGCAGCTTCAAAACCACCCTCGCCGCGGCGCTCAACAATGTCGAAACCTCGCTGCGCCGGTTCGGCACCGATTCCGACAAGCCGATCTCGAACATCGTGCTGTCGTCGAATGTCACGCTGGGCGCGAACCGGCCCCAAGATCCCGGTGTGGCCGTCTGGTTCGTGTGGGATGGTGTGCAGGTCTGCATCCCGGTCGACCGCTACAGCTCGACCGAGGCCAATCTTCAGGCCATTCACCACATTATAGAGGCCCGCCGGGTCGAACTGCGGCACGGAACGCTGGCGCTTGTCCGCGCCTCGTTTCAGGGCTTCCGCGCCCTGCCCGCGCCGGCCGAACCGCACTGGTCCGAAATCCTGCGCTGCAGCCGCGATGCCGATCTGGCGGAGATCGATCTCGCCTTTCGTCGCGCCGCCAGAACCGCCCATCCCGATGCCGGCGGCTCGAACGAAAAGATGGCCCGCCTGAATGCGGCGCGCGAAGCGGCGATGAAGGAGCGCGGGTGATGGGCAAAACCGCGATTGAATGGACGGACTATTCGTGGAATCCAATCCGCGCCGCCAGATTGCAGCGGGAAGATGACCGCGTTTCGACCATAGGCAAGCTTGGCTGGCATTGCGAACATGTCAGCGAGGGATGCCGCAATTGCTATGCCGAAGTGATCAATCGTCGCTTGGGCACAGGTTTCGCTTTCAAACCCAGCTATCGCCTGCGTCGCGCGCCCGACGTTAGCGTCTTCCTCGACAAAAAAATGCTGCTGGCACCGCTACGGTGGAAAAGTCCGCGCCGCATCTTCGTCTGCTCCATGACAGATATCGGGGCACCATTCGTCACCGACGGGATGCTCGATCGCATTTTCGCGGTGATGGCGCTCTGCCCGCAACACACCTTCATGATGCTGACCAAACGGCCGGAGCGGCTGCGCGCTTACATCGACAACGCCTTTGATCGCGTGGTGTTGGAAATGATGTTCTCGCGCGAGCTTTACAAATTGCCCACCGTCAAAGAAACCTGCGAAAAATATGGCCTTCCATTCACGCAGCCGCAGGATGGTTCGGACTGGTGGCCATTGCGTAACGTCTGGCTCGGTATGAGCTGCGAAGATCAGTCCGCCGCCAACCAGCGCATCCCGCATCTTCTTGCCACACCGGCGTCCATTCGCTTCCTGTCCTGCGAGCCGCTGCTGGGCCCGATCAATTTAACGCAGGTCACGCTTAAGTCCGAAATCAAAATAAGCGGGCATGAATTCACGCATTTCAATGCACTGACGGCCATTGGGAAATATGGTTGTGGCTCTGCTGGTCAATTGCTGAACTGGGTCATCGTCGGCGGGGAGAGCGGCCCCAACGCCCGGCCGATGCATCCATGCTGGGCACGCACTCTGCGCGATCAGTGCGCCGCCGCAGAGGTGCCTTTCTTCTTCAAACAGTGGGGCGAGTGGGCGCCCATGCCCGCTGGGGCGGATGAATCCTACGAAGCCTCTCGCGCGCGCGGTGCAAGCGATATGGCGGTCATGAAGCCCGACCTTTGCGTCGTCGAACGCATCGGCAAGAAGCGCGCCGGCCGTCTGCTCGATGGCGTCGAACACAACGCATTTCCGGGGGATCGATGAGCGAGCTTCTTGCACGCAGTTTTAACGCGCTGGCCGGGTTCGCGTTCGGCACTCTGGCGGTCAGGGCACTTACGAACACCCTTGCAGAAGATGATCTGTTCTTCATCGGGATCATGTTCGCCGTGCTCGCGCTGCCGTTTGTTTGGAAAGCGCTCGGGCCGCGCAGTCCAAAGAAAATCGAGAAGCTGGAGCGCTGAAGATGACCTGCGATCCGAACCATCGTCAGTCCGTGCGCCGCCGCTGGTCGATCGTCATGGCGGGCGCAAGCCACGATGAAGAGATGGTCCGCCTGCTGTTTCCGCGCCTGGCGCTGGAACATGACCTGATCGTCTATATCGAAGAGCTGGAAGCGAAGAACAACAAGGCCACGATGGCCGCGGCCAGCGAGCGCGAAGCCCGGCACAAGCTGGATATGGCGCTACGTCTGAAGGATCAGGCGATGTCCGCGCTGTTCGAACGGATGGCGAAAGCTGGCGTCGATTTCTCCGATTTCATTTCGTGACGGTACGCAAGCCATGGTCGCCTATAGCTTTAAGCGTCAATTCGTCCAGCCGATCCGCGCTCTCAACAAGCGGCAGACGATGCGCAACGAGCGCAAGCGGCATGCGCGACCCGGCGAAATCTTGCAGCTCTACACCGGCATGCGCACGAAGCATTGCCGGCTGATCGGCACAGCGACCTGCACGGCCGTACTGCCAGTGCGGCTCGACTTTGTAAAAGCGCGTGTTGAGATCGGGCCCAAGCTCCGAACCGACCGGCTGGATGAGTTTGCGCGCGAAGATGGTTTCGACACCTGGCCAGACCTTTGCGCCTTCTGGGCACGCGAACATAGCGCCATCGCCCAATGGTCGGGCGTCCTGATCTGCTGGACCGATTTTATTCCGGCCGGTCCCGCATGACAGCCCGCGTCGTCATATCCGGGCCGGTGCCGCGGGAGTCGCGCAAGATTTCCGCTATCGCGCAGATCCTCGACGTCGACGAAAGCCAGGTGCGTCGACTGGTACAGGCGGGCGAGCTCGAAGCCCATCGGATCGGCCGTCGTGGGGTCCGCGTCTATCTGGATTCGGTTATCGCCTATCAGGAGCGGCGGAGCAGGCCCACAAAGCCGGCCCCAAGGCAGGCCGGGCCAGCGGCCGGACAGGCCCGTAAGGCCGCCAGTTCGGCCGCCCTGAAGGCCGCAATGGCCGAATTGCGCGCGGAAGGCGTGATCCCGTAAGCTTGCCCGCAAAAGGACCCAGGGGATATGACCGTCCACTTCGACAAAGCGCGCCGTCGCTGGCGCTACGACTTCGTTTTGTCGGCGGTGCGACATCAAGGCTACTGCCTCGACGCGCTGGGCGAGCCGGTCACATCCAAGAGCGCTGCCAAACAGGCCGAAGGGGTTGCCCGGCGCAAGGCGGAGATCGCGCCGAAACTGCCCGACGCCGGCCAGCTCGCGCTGGCGCAGGTAATGGCCGATCTGAAACCGCTGTGGAAAAAACAGGCGCACTGGCCCAACAAGAAGCGTTACATGCGCGAGCTGCTCGCCTTCTTCGGGCCGGAAACGCCGGTCTCGTTTATCGACGAGGGGCGCATCGGAGACTACGTCAAGCAGGCACGGATCACGCCGGTAAAAGCGTGGAAGGGCGGCCCCAAGCGCGATCCCGACGCGCCGGAAAATGCGCGCTTCTGGAAAGACACCGGCCGCCCGCGCGGCCCGGCCACAATCAACCTTTATTTGGGAATGCTGCGCGAGGTTCTCGACCGCGCGACGAAGATCCGCGACCCCATCACAAAACTACCGGCCATTGAACGCGCACCGGAAGTGCCCGAACTGCATGTGCCGAAGCGCAAGGCCCGGCCGGTGCCCGACAAGGTGCTATCGGATGTTCTGGCGATCGTGCCGCAGCATGTCATCGAAGCGATCATGCTCACGCTCTACTTCGGGTTCAGGCGGGGAGAGGTGTTCACGCTCGCTATTCACAACGTCGATTTCGACGCCGGCGGCGTGCGCCTGTTCGCCGAGAACGTGAAGGATGCCGAAGACACATTCCTGCCCGGCGCGCCGGAAGCGATGGTCTATCTGCAGAAGCTGGTGGATCAGGCCCGATCGCGCGGGCAGACGCGGCTGATCATGTGGCAGCGGAAGCGCAAGGATCCTGAAGCACAGGCACAGGAGCCATGGCGGGAGATCAAAAAGCCGAAATCGGCCTGGAACCGCGCGATGCGGATTGTGGGGGAGAAGTTCGGCCGCAAATTCCGCTGGCACGATATCCGCGCGGCCTTCATCACCCACGTCGCCCTTACCAGCGGGCAGCTCGCGGCGCAGGCGCTCGCCCGGCACAGCGATTACGATACGACGCAGGCCTATGTGGAGGTTGCGGACGAGACACGGCGGATGGCCGCCAACAGAGTGGCCCAGCGACCTGCGCTGGTGGCAGTCGGTGGAAAGCGGGTGGAGATGCATCAATTCACGATCGCGACCTGGTCGATCAGTCAGGCGGATGGTGACTGGTACGTGGCGGAAAAGATCGCGGATGTGCCCGGCACGAATGTCTACGGGCCGATGCGCGAAGCGCAGGTGGACCCGTTTATCGCCGAACGACGTGCGTTTTTCGATACCGTCGCAAACCGGATGGCGCGGGAAATTCACTCACAAAATTCCCTCACGCCCAATTTCGGGGTGTCGGGAGAGGGCCTTAAGCTATTGAAATAG